CTCTGCAATGCAGTCAACTCTACCTGCAAGACCAAGGTAGTCACTGTATAGTGACTTCTCTAAAGCATGTATATTATTTATACGGTCCAAATAAGGTTTAGCCGCAAGGAGGAGAAACTTTGTTGAAGGAAGCATCTCAATCTCACTGATTGGGGTGTTCCTCATGTAGTGTTCTACACAATCGTGAAACTTTGTTCCTCGGAATGTAGACTCCCTGGTAATCTTGTTTGCTTTTTCTTCACCGACTTTTTTTCTCCATTCAACGAAGACTTCACGGTTATAAAAACTTGTGACCGAAGTAATTGACGGATACATCTTCCCAGATGGGACTTTGTAGAAACGAGTCCCATCTACATTAGTTGCTTCCAGATCAACCTCATCTTTCAAATAATCTAAATGAACAAACATCAGATACCTAGTGCAATTTTAGTCATAATGTAATTACGGACGAATCCAGAGCGGACAATATCATTAACATCGTATTCAACAGACTCAAAGTCTTCTGTCATCGCCATGATAATCTTTTTGAAATCAAGAATACCATTCCTTTCATTGGTCTTCACAAGGTCAGACTGTGCAGCATCACCACAGAAAACAATCTTACAGTTCTCACCCACACGAGTGATAATAGAATCAAGTTCGTGGAAGTTCAGGTTCTGCATTTCATCAACAATAATGATGCAGTTATCCATCGTAGTTCCACGAAGGAAAGAAGTAGACCAGAAACGAATCGTCTCTTGTGCTTTCAATGCACCGTAGAGCATTTCAAACTCATTATCATCTTGCATCTCAAACATGTACTTAACCATGTTCTTGTATGGAATCTGATAGAGAGAAGACTTATCTTCATGGTCTCCAGGAAGGAAACCGATCTCACGAGTTGCAACTAGAGAACGAACCACATAAACTTTTTCATATGGTGTCATTACATTCAGTACATCTTTAAGTGCAAGGTAGAGTGCAATGAATGTCTTACCAGTTCCTGCTGCTCCATATGCAAACAGGTTCTTACCTGCTTTGTATGCATCAAAGAACTTCTTCTGGTTATCGGTCAACGGTTTGATGTCAACCATTGTATCCGAATTAATCGGTTTCTTTCTCTTCATTTGTCGTGAACTCATGCTACCAATACCACTATTGGTGTCGTTCTTTCTTTTTCTTGCGGGCATACTTAGATTTTCTTTACTCGTGAACCAGGCATTTTGGATGCCCTATGTAAAACATCATTCCAACCAGGATTGCGGTTAATCAGTTTATCTTTCCACTCACCAACTTCTCCAGGAGAAGGACAAGTAGAAGGATCTGACCAATCCCTAATCCAGTCTGGGTTATCCTCTAACCACTGATTCCAGTCGTGAATACTCATCACAACTTCTTTTTGCTCACCAGTGGTTTTATTCACTACGGGGTATGTTGCCATTGTTATAAAATCAAGATAATTTATTTAGACCCACTCCAGTGCTTCTGCCACTGTAGGGAACTGTTCAATAAAGACTTCCTTACATGCATTTGCAATGTCCATGTGTTCCTTCTGAGTACCATGTGCAGATCGCAGATCGATATAGTGGACCCATGAACGACACGAACCACTCATGTAGATACGAGTGGGAGTGCAGAGGGGAAGAACATTACGGGCACACTCTTTAGCAACACCTCTCTCAAGCATCTGTTGATAGAGTGCCATAGAAGAGTCAAACAACGTCTGCATCTGCATCTCTAACTTTTGAACAATGAACGGATCCAAGTCATCAATACTGTTCTGACGATTCTTGGTGTCCTGACGACGGAGCTCTGGGAGAGGGATCGCCTTTGAGAGTAGGGAACTATCAGCATAGCGTTGGGAAAACTCTTGAAATGTGAAACTACGGTGACGCAAAATTTGGGCTGCGATAGCACGAGTAGTTTCAATTTCAAGAGTCATGAACGATTGCTCAAAGACACTCCAGTGATTGTGCTTGATGCAGTAACGCAAAAGACCTGCATAGTTTTCATTTTGCTGATTGGCAGGGTTGGAGACTCGGGCAACATATGCCATCGTCTGCTCTGCATCAGGAGTCACACTTACAAGTTTAACAGTCATCAAAAGTCCTCGTTTAAATCGCTATCTTCAAATACTTCATCATACTCATGGAGGTACGATGCTACTTGATTATAATCTGGTTTACGTTTGTATGCATCAATATCAGAATAGATTTCTGCTTTGAGAGAATCTACCAACAATTCCAGATTCCGAATCATTAATTTTAGTTTGTCTCTGTCCATAAAATAGATTTCTCTTGGGACATTATACACAAAAAAAGAGGGAGAGTCAATCCCCCCCCTCTACATCTTATCGTTATATTTTATTTGGTATATGTATGTCCACGATAATGGAATGTACCGTGGGTTTCTTTTGCCTCATGACTACCAACTCTAAATTCACAACCACGATATGCGGTGTGAGAAATTTGGGCGTCATGAAGTGCAGATGCTTTTTGGATCTGCTGCTTGATCATATTGAGTGTATTCATTGTTAGTCTCCTGAAATACTAAGGTTAATTAAAACCCGTTCCTTCAGTCGTTTGCGTCCTTGCTGTCAAAACAATGAGGATCAGTATGATCCATCCAATTTGTGAGAATTTCAAGTTTTTGACTTGGAGTGAAAAAGTCAACTCTTGCTATACCATTTGCCAACCAATCAAAATCTTCACAACGTAAAAGTTGTTCAGATGGAATGTGCATGGCAAAGACAGTTAATAATGACAACATAGGATGAACGCTCCGTTCCGCGACTTACTTGCGTCCGATCACTCGGATGAACGTAAGGGTATTATACCCCTAATACAGTTATATAGCAAGTTTATTTTGTAATTTATTATACAGTTTTATCTTCTTTTAACAATTCACTAATAACTTTCTCTGTTCCGTCCATGGCCTTCACCTGATAGATGCCAGAACGCATATATCTTTTAAGTTTCTTATACCTTTTCTTTACACCTTGAATTGCATCAAGATCAATTCCAATGTTTAAGTTGTTGTCAGTCATTTCTTTTTCTTAGTTCCAGGGGGATTCCATAGTTTTGGATTTGTTCTTCCTTCCGATTGTTTGAATCCAATCAGGTCTTCACGATACAAATCCCAATAGTAATCAAAGATATCTACCTTTTTGGTGCATATGACAAGATCCCATTTAGTTACACCATCAGAGATATACTCTACCAAGTAACTGGTACAGGGTAGAGATCTATCATTTGCGGCTTCTGGGTCGCAGTCTTTTTGTATGAATTTAATCTTAGGACTCAACTTCTACCACCCCACTGAATATCTGGATATGCTTCGGATACCACTTCCTTAGAAATACTATACCTACTTTCCAGATTTTTATCCTTAACTAGGCAAAGGATTTCAGCATCAAGTGGATGGAGTCCTTCAAGAATTTGAATGAACATCGTCTCCCTACGAAGAGACTTCAGTGAATCATTACCACCCTTGATGAAATTATAAAACCTTCTCCATTCCTTTCGGATGGTAGTCTTGCCTTGTTTCAAGTCAGCAGCATTACCAAGAGATACAGTATCAAAATAATCCATAGTACCAACCAACTGGTTGATCTTAGTACTGAGGGTTCCGTTTGAAACTTGTTCGTCTTTCAAACTAGAGTAAGGAACTTCTCCAGGGGGAAGCAGAGAGATTACACTCTCGTCAAAGTTCCAGATGAACAATGCTTTGAGTGATTCATGCTCATATTTTTTCAGCACTTCAACTTTCTTTGCTTTCGTTCTTTGCTTTGATGCAAGAGTAAGAACTTCAAATGCAAAAGGATTTGCTGGAAGATCAAGCGTTGTTTGGACAGACTGAGTAGTCTGAGTAGTTTTTCGCTTAGTCGTAGTCTTCGTCTTCGCTGTTGTCTTCGTAGTCATGATAGTTTTCAAAATTAAATGCAATTACTTCGTCAGGTATGAGATTGCCTTGATTGTCAAACATTTCAGGGTGTGGTCTTGGAATTTCCCTGTAGTTCATCATGTATTCTCTGGCAACCCAACCACCTATGAGTCCCACAACAAGAAAGAGAAAC